CTCGCCTACGAGACGCCGGTGATGATCTCGGACGTGTCGGGCGCGACCATCATCTACTACGCGAAGCACAAGCACGACCGCGTGCCGATCTTCAACGGCGTCGAGTGGACGATGTACCTCTTCGGCGACGACATCAGGAACTACACCACCGATGCGTTGAAGAATCCGGCGGTGGTCGTCGCGAACTCCAACTACGATCTCTTCATGTGGGATGATGCCGGCACGATGCGCCTCGGGCGCGGGCCGGCGTGGACGAGTGGCACGGCGCGCGGCGCGGGCGCCGGCACGACGGAGATCGAGCGCATCCTCGGGGTGTGGACCAACAGGTTCGACATCCTCAACGGCCCGGCGGCGCAGCGCGGCACCTACGTCGGAACGGTGCGCAGCAACGGCAGCGCGACGATCGACTGGCAACTCGGCGGTGCGGCTGTGGGTGGCACTCCCGGCTTCCTGTACGTGTGGAACGCCTACAACCGCGTTGACGTGGAAGTTAAGGTAAGCGACAGTACGGTCAATTGGACCTACGCGGTGATCGGTGTGTGGCGCTCGGCCAACGCCAGCGTCAGCAATCGCGTGTCCTACGTCGTGGGGCTGGCCGAGGATTGGCTTGGCGCCGAGTATCTTTCCATGACGAGTTCGGGTTTCGGGACCGTTCCCTATGGGGGGATTGGTTTTGATTCGACCACGGCCAAGAGCGGAATTACCGGGATCTTTTTCATCGGTTCGTCTGGAACCGGCATCGGCCAACCGACGGGACGGACTTCTCAAAACGCTCTCGGCTTTCACTTCTTCCAAGCCATCGAATTGAACAACGGCATCGGAGCCGCGCAGTATTGGGGGAGCGCCGGCATCCCGCTGATCCTTCAGTCAGGGATGATCGTGCGGGGGAAATTCTAGATGAACAGCATCGCCGGAGTATTGCACGCGAAGATCGCCGCCGTCGCGCCGATCGTCGGCGTGTCGGTGGGGCGCGCCGACGACAAGAGCACTTGGCGCGTGGACTTCCCGCCCGAGGCGACTCGCGCGCAACGCACGGCGGCGGCGTCGGTCATCACCGTGTTCGACGCCGCAGCCGAGATGGCGAAGGCCGAGGCGGGCATCGTGGTGCGGGCTGCCCGCGCCATCATCAACGTATTCATCTCGCCCACTGCGCCTGCCGCGGTGGTGACGATCAACGAAGATGGCACCGTCGCGCTGAGCGAAAACAGCGCTACCGTGGCGTAGACATTCAACCGGAGTAGCTATCATGTCGTTCACCGCACAAACTGTCGTCAAGGCGTTCGTCGCCGCCAACGAGAAGAGCGCCTCGCTCAACCTCAATGGCCCGGCCGGCGTGATCCGCGAAGATGGGCAGGCGCTCTCGATCGCCATCACGTTGTTCGTTGCGACCGGCTCGCTGATCCTCGAACGCTCGCGCGTGGGGCGGAATGCGTTCTTCCCCATCGCCGTGTTCACCGGCAACCAAGCGGCTGCGAACGTGTACGCTCGGGCTCGTGCTCGGCAGACGTTCGAGTACCGTGTGCGCTCGTCAAGCGACTTCGTGGGCTCGGCTACGGCCACCATGACGGAGATCGACGACATCCAGCGCGAACTCCCCCGCCCCGACGATCAGGTGTACTTGATCATCATGGACAGCGGCATCGCGCTCCCCGCCGGTCACGACATCAGCCTCACGAGCCCGTCGCAGTACCTCCTCGATGGCGTGCCCTATGGCCCGCAGCTTTACGACGACAACCCCGTTGCGCACACCACTCCGATCGCGGCCGGTACCAACAGCGTCGTGATGGGTTCGGGCGCGACGAGCGATGCCGCTGCTGCCCGCGCGATGGTGATGGGCGACGCGGCCAATGCCGGCGCGGCGGATACCGTTGCGTTTGGCACGGGCGCGCAGGCGGATCAAGCAAATGCGGTCGCGATCGGCCGACTCGCCAATGTCGCGACCGGCGCATTGCACGGCATCGCGATCGGGAACAGCGCGGCCTTGACCGGCGGCGGCGATGACGGAATCGCGATCGGGCGCAACTCGCTCGTGAACATCGCTACCGCCGCCATCGCGATCGGCTTTGAGGCGGAAGTCGGCGGCAGCGGTTCGCATGGGGTCGCTATCGGCCCGGATGCGGATGCGAGCGGAGTCGGCGCGACTGTGACCGGGCTGCGCGGTGTCGCTATCGGCCCGGATGCCGCCGCTGCGCAGGAAGCCGTTGCTGTGGGCGACGGAGCGGCGGCGAGCGCCGCCGGGAATATCGCGATTGGCAATGCCTCGGCCGCATCCGGTTCCACCAACGCAATCGCCATCGGCGCAAGCGCGACGGCGACGCAGAACCAAGCTGTCGCTATCGGATTCAGTGCGGATGCGACGGGCAGCGATGCGGTCGCTGTCGGCGAGAATTCGCAGGCTACCGCCTCGCGCGCCATCGCGATCGGGAGCGATCCGACTGCATTCGGGATCGGGGCCATCGCTATCGGCGACAACGCGAGCGCAGGCGGTGGAAGTTCGGTTGTGATCGGCGCGAGTGCTGTCGATGCAAGCGCCGCCGACGTGGTGGCCGTTGGCCGGAGTGCGACGGCGGTGCTGGCGGCGGTCAACAGTATCGCGATCGGCACGAGCGCCAACGTGACCGACGCTCGCGCTGTCGCGATCGGTAATACGGCCGCGGCTGCTATCGAAGCGGTTGCGATCGGCGACGCGGCGAGTGCCGCGGGTGCCGGCGGGATCGCAGTGGGCGACGCTGCGAGCGCCACTACCACCGGGGGGATCGCGATTGGTGACGGTGCGGTTGCGAGCGCTACCTACGCCATTGCGATCGGCGCGGACATCGACGGCGGCGCTGGCGCGAACGCTACGGCGGCAAATGCCATCGCGATCGGATCGGACTCGTTTGCCGCGGGTACGGGATCTGTTGCGCTCGGCGAGACGGCGACGACGGGCGCACTCGGCGGGATTGCGATCGGCGGCGGCTCGATGGCGACCCTCGGGGACGGAATTGCCGTCGGTCGAGGCACGACCGCCACGGCCACGCAAGCTATCGCGATCGGATTCAGCGCGGATGCAACCGCGGCGGATGCCGTGGCTGTCGGCGAGAATGCGCTGGCTAGCGCAGCGCAGTCCATCGCGATCGGGTCCGATTCGAGCGCGACGACCGGCGTGGGCAACATCGCCATCGGCGACAACGCCGGTTCGACCGGCGGGACGGGCTCGTCTGTCTCGCTGGGCGCGGGTTCGGCGACGGCGGGTTCCCGAGCGGTAGCAATCGGCGCGAACGCGAGCGCGAGCAACGATGATGCAGTCGCCATCGGCGAGAGCACGCAAGCGGCGTCCCCGCAGGCCGTCGCGATCGGCTCGGATGCGGTCGCTTCGGGAACGGGTTCGATCGCGATCGGTGACGGCGCTGCAACCGGCGCATTTACGGGCTCGGTTGCGGTCGGCACGGGCGTCACCAACACCGCCATCGCGGCGACGGTGGGCACGAGCAATACAAACAAGCACTCACTCAGCGCGACCGGCGGGTTCTCGCTCGCCGGCACCGGGGCGGTGTTTCTCTTTCCGCAGTACGCCAACAACGCCGCGGTCGTCGCGGCGGTCGGCGCTCCCGCTGCCGCCAACCGTGGCGGCGTGGTGTTCCTGACCGGCGTGAACCTCCTCGCCTACTCGGACGGCGCGAGCGCGACGTGGCTGTACGTCCACGACAACGGCGTAGCGGCGTAATGGGTAAGATCGCTGCCGCCGCCGTTGCGCTGCGCGAAGTCGCCGAGGTGTGGCGCGGCTTCGCGCTTGTCGCCGAGGTGGCAGAGCGGGCCGGCGGCATCGAGCGCCTCGCGGCGCGCGTCGCTGCCGAGGAGTCGAGGCTGAGCGATGTGCTCGGGCGCTACCACGCCGTGCTCGCGGAGATCAAGCGGGATCGGCATACCGCCGTACGGAGGGCCTTCCCGTGAACGTAGAACTAGCCGCCGAAGAGATCCGCAAGGGCGCGGCGATCTTCTGCGCGCTGAGCGACGTGGCCGAGATGCTCGAGTCGCTCGCGCCGCTCGAGGACGCCGAGGCCATGCTGCGCGCCCGCGTCGCCACCGCGCAGGCCGCCGCCGAGGCCGCGCAGCGCGAGATGGTGAAGTACACCGGGATGCGCGACTCGATGAAGGCCGAGTTCGAGAAGGGCATGGCGCTGATGCGCCGGCAGCACGAGGAACTCGATCAGGCCGTCGCCAATCAAGAGGTGTACCTCCGCAAACTCACCGACGAGATCACACGCTTGCGGGAGATGTTCAAGTGAAGCGCGCGTTAGGCTATCTGCTCTTCGCGTGCCTGCTCGCGCTCGTGCTCGACGCGAGCGCCGCTGAGTACCGCTGCCCCGGCAACGTCTACACCACCGAGCCCGGGCCGCGCTGCGTGCGGATCGAGGATCGCGTCAGCACCGTGCCCGCGCCGCGCGCGTGGCGCGAGAAGCCCGCGCCGAAGCCCGCGCCGAAGCCCGTACCCGCATGCCCCGAGGCCGACTTGATCGACCTCGAGGAGCAAGAGTAGAGTTCGCACTGGAAAAGCAGCATGGACAAAGACTTCGACCCTACCGATCTCGTCGGGCAGGATGCCGCACGCGAAGAGCGCAAGGCGGCGGACGTGTTCGACCGAGATCGTTTCGTGGTCGATTTCAAGTGGCTCATGCAGCACAAGCAGGGTCGTCGCATCATGTGGTGGCTGATCTCGCAGGCAGGCGTGTTCAGGAATCCGTGGCGTCCGTCGGCGAACGAGATGTCGTTCGTCGCGGGCAACATGAACCAAGGGCAATTGCTCCTGACCGAGATTTTCACCATCGTCCCTGATTCGTTCACCACCATGATGAAGGAAGCAAATGACGACGCCAAACGACGCAGCGGCCAGCGGAGCGAATAACAACGCCGGCCAAGGCTCGGGAGCGCCCGCAGCGGGCGCGCCTGGGAGCACGGGCGCAGCCGGACCCGCAGCAGGCGCAGGTGCGCCCGCAGCCGGTGCGGCAGGCGCGGGCAACGCAGACGAGCGTTACGGATCGCCCGAGACGGGTTACGATGCCAAGGGTTCCGAGAACCTCACCGATCCTCTTCGCGCGGATCTTCACGCCTACGGGAAGGTTCACAACCTTTCGCCGAAGGCGATGACGGCCATGTACGAGATCGCCAACAAGCACGGCACCACTCAGACGCAGGCGCTCGAAGCTGCTCACAAGGCCAACATGGTCGAGTGGGCGAAAGAGAGTGCCGCGGATCAGGAGATCGGTGGCGAGCGGCACGAGGCGAACAAGGCCATCGCGGCGAAGGGCTTGGAGACGTTCGGCACGCCGAAACTGCAAACGATCCTGAAAGATTCGGGCCTGATGGGCAACCCCGAGTTTTTCCGACTGCTCTACCGGGTGGGCAAGGCAGTGAGCGAGGACAAGTTCGTACGAGGTGGTTCGCAGGGCGGTGACGCCGGCAGCAACTCGGGACTGTTCTCCTACCCGAACTCAAAGCACGCCGCTTAGAGCGGGACACCACCACTCGGCACCATCAAACCGTTAACCAGGAGAAGCAATCATGGCGGCCCTTTCCGCACTCAACCCGACTCTGCTCGATGTCGCGAAGCGACTCGATTCGAACGGGAACATCGACAAGATCGTCGAACTGATGAACCTCACCAACGAGATCATCGACGACGCCACGTTCATCGAGGGCAACCTCCAAACCGGCCACAAGTCCACCGTTCGGACCGGCCTGCCCGTCCCCACGTGGCGCAAGCTGTACGGCGGCGTGCAACCGTCGAAGAGCACGACCGCGCAGGTGGTGGACAACTGCGGCATGCTCGAGGCGTACGCCGAGATCGACAAGGCGCTCGCCGACCTGAACGGCAACACCGCCGCCTTCCGCATGTCGGAGGAGCGCGCGTTCATCGAGGGCATGAACCAGGAGTTCGCCTCGACGCTGATCTACGGCAACGAGGGCACGGAGCCCGAAGCCTTCACCGGCCTCGCCCCGCGCTACAACTCGCTCGCCGCTGCGAACGGCGTGAACATCGTCAACTCCGGCGGTGTGGGCGCGGACAACACCTCGGTCTGGCTCGTCGTGTGGGGTCCGAATACCGCGCACGGCATCTACCCCAAAGGCTCGCAGGCGGGCCTGTCGATCACCGACAAGGGGCAGGTGACGATCGAGAACGCGGACGGCTCGAACGGTCGCATGGAAGCGTACCGCTCGCATTACCGCTGGGATACGGGCTTCACCGTCCGTGACTGGCGGTACATCGTGCGGGTCGCCAACATCGACATCAGCGATCTCACGGCGCAGACGGGCACGCAAGCCCTCACCGCGAGCACGAACATCCTGCGCGCCCTGATCCAAGCGACGGAACTTCTCCCGTCGATGGGCATGGGCCGGGCGGTGTTCTACGCCAACCGCACGGTGCGCACGCAACTGCGCAACATGATTCTCTCGCGCACGGTCAACCAACTGACGTGGGAGACGCACAACGGGAAGAAGGTCATCTCGTACGATGGCATCCCGTTCCGGCGCGTGGACGCGATCCTCAACACGGAGGCCGTGGTCGCCTAATTGGGTGCGGGGCTCAGCCCCGCTCTCGACGAACCCGACACACCTCAGAACCCAGGAGTAGATTCAAATGATCCTCGACGAACGCACGGAATTTGCCGATGACGTTGCCGTTACCGTGACGGCGGATGTCACCAACAACATCGGCGATCAGATCCCGCTCAGCGTGGCGCGTGATCTCGGTACCCCCGGCAGCGATGCCAGCGGCATGCAGATCGTTTTCCAAGTCACCGAGGCGTTCACCTCGGGCGGCGCGGCGACGGTCGCATTCCAAGTGGCGAGCGACGCCTCGGCCGCAATCGCGGTCGATGGCTCGCAGTCGGTGCACGTCCGCTCGAAAGTGTTCTCGATGGCGGAACTCGCCCTCGGGGCGGAAGTCGTGCTCAACGTCGTGCCGGAATCCACGGCCGAGCCGTACGAACTCTTCCTCGGAGTTCAGGCGGTCAAGGCCGGGGGCGCAGCGCTCACCGCTGGCAAGGTCAACGCGTTCCTGACGCGCGACACCGGCCGCCGCGGGAAGGTGTACGCCTCGCCGTCGCAGTACGTGTAAGCGCCGGCAGCGAACTGAGGAGACAAGACCATGCTCGTGATCGCGATTCAACCCGGCTTCTACGCCGGCTCGCGCAAGCGCGTGGGTGCGGAGTTTGCCTTCGCCCTCAAGGACGGCGAGAAGCTGCCCAAGTGGGTTGTCCCGGCGAACGACGTTTCCCGCGCGAAGGCGCTCAACGAAGCGGCGTCAAAGCAGAAGCAGGACTTCGATGCGATGATGGCCGCCGCGGGGCCGAAGCGCGATGGGCAGCCCGGCGTGAAGATGATCAACACCGGGTTCGCCGATGCCGTGGGGATCACGGAACCCGCGAAGGTGGTGACGCCTTCGTGGTATCCGCCGTCGCCGGTAGAGGTGGCGGTCGGCCAGTCGTTCGGCCTCGAAGTAGTACAGGGCAAGTCCGACAGCGATCTCGCGTAGGCCCCTCGCGGGCAACTGTGCAACAGCGAGGGGGCCGTCTCACCACGGCCCCCTCTTTTTCTTGGAGTAGGACATGGCCTCGAAGGTGGACATCTGCAACCTCGCGCTGAGCCACATCTCGCAGGGCGCGGTCATCACCTCCATCGAGCCGCCGGATAGCTCGGTGTTCGCCGAGCACTGCGCGCAGCATTATCCCACGGCGCGCGATATTTGCCTCGAGATGCACGAGTGGATTTTCGCGACCACGAGGCAGGAACTCGCCTCGGTGGCGAACCCGAGCACGCAGTGGCGCTACGCCTACGCGCTCCCCAACAACGTGCTGCGCCCCCTGGCGGTCCTGTTGCCCGAGGCGACGGATGACACGCAAGGGCAGTCGTACCGCATCGAGATCGACGATCTCACCGACGCCCCGGTGCTTCTGACCAACGTGGAGGGGGCCACCCTCAAGTACATCAAGCGCGTGGATGATCCCACGCGCTACACAGCGCTTTTCGCCAACGCCCTTTCGTGGCTGCTCGCACACTTCATCGCGGGGCCGATCACGAAAAAGTCGCAGGTGGTGGATTCGTGCTACAAGACCTTCCTCACGCACTACCGGCTTGCTACGGGCGTGAACGCGCAGAGCACCGACGAGAGCGCGTACAAGAAACACGTGCCGATCGCGATCAGTACGCGGGACGGGCTCGACACGCTCGCGCAGCAGGTGAATCAGTGGCAGGCGTTCCCGGCGCCGGGTCAGGGGTAAACCGCCGTGGCGATGCCTGTCGTCAAGTCCTTCGCCGGGGGAGAAGTCACCCCGGAGATGTTCGGCCGCTTCGATCTTGCGAAGCAGCAGGTGGGGCTCGCGCTCTGCTCGAACTTCTGGATCTTGCCGCACGGCGTCGCGCAGAACCGCGCCGGCTTCGAGTTCGTCAACGAGGTGAAGGACTCCACGCGCAAGACGCGCATCGTCGAGTTCAGCTACAACACCGAGCAGACGTACGTGATCGAA